AGTCATTAAGTAGCATTAGCCCTCTAAACTCCATCCTCCTCAAGGAGCTACTTAATTCAGTTTACTGAGGTGATGGGGCAACTGACTCATAGCCCCAACTCGAAAGAGTTAGCTATGGTTTTTAAATACTGTAATAAAAGGAGAAAAGAAATGGCAGTAGTAGAAGGAACTGCGTATTGGGCAAGTATTAAAACACCTAATACCAGATTTGATCCAGTCTTCACAGTCAACGTAGTTGTTGATGATGAGACTGCAAATGATTTTGCGTCACGAGGACACACAATCAAAGAAGTGGAGGGGCAACCTTCCATTGTTATTAAACGTAAAGTTAATGGACCTAATGGAATGGTTCGTGTCGCACCTAGATTACTAGATGCTGAGAAGAACGAAGTTAACTACTCGGTTGGTAATGGTTCTAAAATCAAGGTTCAATACAATGAATACGAAGGCGAGAACAAATACGGACCTTACACTGGCTTGGATTTACAAGCTGTGCAAGTTCTAGATTTAGTTGAGTACCGTTCTGAAGATGGTGCTGAACTATTAGACGGGGAGGAATTCTGATGTCAGAATCTCCTCAATTAACAGGTGCTCCTATAACTATAAATCAAGACGATGGTTCGACAAAGATTTATGATACAGGATTATTAAAACCTGAAGTACAGCAGGCTGTAACCATTTTAGCATTTACTAATCAACTTAGGCAAGTGTTAGATGGTGCAAGCCAGTTGTTTAGTAATGTTGTAACCAATAACTTAGATGATGAAGCTATGGTAGAAGAGATTGTACCTGAAGTAGAAGCAGAAGTTGTTGAAGAAGACAATGCTAAAACCAAAAAAGCTAAGTAGCATTAGCTTTGTTATATACCAGAAGGCAGGTCGTAGTGGCTTGCCTTCATTTTATATCGAGGAGGATATATGGAAAAAAGTACATGGGATAAACACAATCTTCCCTGTCCAAAATGTGGGGGCAGTGATCCCGTTTCTACAAATCAAGATGGTTCAGGTCATTGCTTTAGCTGTGACACACACTGGAAAAATTATCAACAAGCTCTTGATGGTAACATAATAGATATGTCTACCCACAAAGAGCCGTCTACATTTTTAAACTCTTACACAGGAGTTTTTGCAGACCTAACTGATCGTAAGATTAGTGAGGTTGTTGCAAGAAAATATGGTGTTCGTGTGGTTCATGACCACGAAGGTAAAGTTTCTAAACATATTTACCCTTACTATAACAGCAACGAAATTGTTTCTACTAAAACTAGAACAGTTAGTACTAAAGGCTTTATAGTTAATGGAGGGTACGAAGGCACAGGTTTATTTGGAGAGCAGCTCTTTGGAGGTGGTGGTAAGTATCTTACTATAACCGAAGGGGAGTGTGATGCGATGGCAGTCTACGAAATCTTTGATAAGAAGTGGGCATCCGTTTCTATTAAGCGTGGTGCTCAAGGAGCTGTGAGAGATGTTAGAGATAGCATTGAGTTCATCGAGTCTTTTGATACTGTTGTTATCTGTTTTGATAATGATAAGTACGGAAGAGAAGCAGCACGTAAAGTTGCCCGTATTATAAAACCGGGAAAGACTAAGATAGTTTCTTTGCCTGTTGGATTTAAAGATGCCAACGCAATGCTTGAACAAGGACAGTATGCACAGTTTACTAAAGCTTGGTGGGATGCTAAGACTTACACACCTTCCGGTATTATGGAACTGTCTAGTGCAAAAGATAAATGGTTGCATCGAGAGACTAAAGAAAGTATAGCTTACCCTTGGGAAGGCTTGAACAAAAAACTATTTGGTATGCGTAAAGGAGAACTGGTTACTCTAACAGGTGGTACAGGCTTAGGTAAGTCTAGTATTACACGAGAGTTGTCACACTATCTTATAAAAAATACTGAAGACAACGTAGGAATTATAGCCCTTGAAGAAAACTGGTTGAAAACTGCTGATGGTATTGTATCCATTGAAGCCAATGACCGACTGTATCTTGAAGAGAAAAGAAAGAACTACACAGACGAACAGCTAACAGAATTATTTGATAGGGTTATTCAGAAAGATAAAGTATTTATACATGCTCACTTAGGAGCTACGGATATAGATGAAATCTTTTCTAAACTTAGATACATGATTGTTGGTTGTGAATGTGATTGGGTAATCGTTGATCACTTACATATGCTAGTGAATCAGCTTACGGAATTTGATGAACGCAGAGGTATTGATAATCTTATGAATCGTTTACGTTCTCTTGTTGAAGAAACAGGTGTAGGTATGTTCTTAGTATCTCACCTTAGAAGAGCAGCAGGAGAGAAAGGACACGAGCAAGGTATTGAAGTATCGTTGTCACACCTTAAAGGATCGCAAGGAATATCACAGTTATCTGATTGTGTTATTGCTCTTGAAAGAAATCAACAAGCAGAAGATTCCCAAGAAGCTAACACCACTAAGGTTAGAGTTCTTAAATCTAGATACACAGGAGACACAGGTTTAGCCTGTAGTCTATTATATAACACAGATACTGGTCGCATGAGTGAAGTAACTGAAGAAGAAACCTTAGAAGGGTTACCGTTTTAGGAGGACACATGAAAGAAATTATATTTGACATAGAAGCTAATGGTTTAAAACCCGATAAGATTTGGTGTATAGTAGCCAAGCCCTTAGGAGAACCTGTGGTTTCGTTTGGTCCTAGTAAGATTAAAGAAGGTATAGCATACTTAAATGAAGCTGACTCTTTAATTGGTCACAATATTTTAGGCTATGACATGCCTGTTATAAATAAACTATATGACGTTGATCTTAGTACAAAGACTATTAAAGATACCTTGGTTATGTCTCGGTTGTTTAATCCGGTGCGTGAAAACGGACACAGTTTAAAAACATGGGGATACATTATTGGTATGCCTAAAGATGAACAGCCTGAGGATTGGGATTCATACTCACCACAGATGTTAAAGTATTGTCAGAAAGATGTTATCTTAAATGAAAGAGTTTACAATAAACTACTTGATGAAGGTAAAGACTTTGATGAAGAGTCTATTAAATTAGAACATGCTGTAGCTGTGATACTTAAAGATCAAGAAGATAACGGCTTTGAATTCAATCAAGAGTATGCTATGATGTTAACAGCACAACTAAAAGAACGTATGTTTGAGGTAGAAAAAGAAGTTAAGAAAGTATTTAAACCTAGACTGGTTGACATCAAAAAAGTCCTTCCAAAATTAAAGAAGGATGGAACTCTATCAAAGTCAGGACTTACAACAGAAGAGTATGACTATCTTATATCTGCTAGTCTTACAGAGTTCAAGCCTTTCATGAGAAAGAAACTACAAGACTTTAACTTAGGTTCACGTAAACAGATAGGAGAATACTTAACAGACTTAGGTTGGAAACCAAATCGTTTTACTCCTACAGGTCAGCCTGTTGTAGACGAAGGTTCGTTGTCTAAGGTAAAGAATATACCGGAAGCTAAATTGATTGCAGAGTTTTTATTATTACAGAAACGCATAGCACAAATTGATTCATGGATATTAGCAGTACAAGAAGACAACAGAGTGCATGGCTTTGTAATACCTAACGGAACAATTACAGGACGAATGGCACACCGAGCACCTAATGTCGCACAAGTACCTAGTACTTCTAGTCAATACGGAGCAGAGTGCAGGTCATGTTGGATTGTTAAAGATGGATATAAATTATTAGGTGTTGATGCTAGTGGATTAGAACTACGAATGCTTGCACACTATATGAACGATGAGGAATACACTAATGAAGTTACAGACGGAGACATACACACAGCTAATCAAAAAGCTGCAGGACTTAAATCAAGAGATCAAGCAAAGACTTTTATCTATGCCTTTATCTACGGAGCAGGAGATGCAAAGATTGGGAGTGTGGTTGGAGGAGGTAAGCGACTTGGAGCAGAGCTTAAGAAACGCTTCCTCGATAATAACCCATCACTTAAAACTCTTAGAGACAGAGTATCACAAGCAGCTAGAAGAGGATACCTTAAAGGATTAGATGGTCGAAAGATATTTATTCGTAATGAACATGCAGCACTCAATAGTTTACTACAGGGTGGTGGTGCTATTGTTATGAAGAGAGCACTAGTTCAACTTTATAGTTTAATAAAATTAAATGCTTATGATGCTAAGATTGTAGCTAACATACATGACGAATGGCAGATTGAAGTTAAAGAAGAGATTGCAGATGCAGTAGGAGAAGTAGCTGTTAGATGTATAGAAGAAGCAGGAGATTATTATAATATGAGATGTCCTTTAACAGGGGAATATAAAATAGGAGACAACTGGAATGAAACACATTAATAAAAATTGTAATTATTGTGAAGTTGATTTGGTATTAGGAATTAATTATAAACAACACAGATTAGATAAAAAGGATTATATATGTAAAGACTGTTATAACAAAAATATTCTAAAGAAAAGAATGTTTGTTAATGGTAAGTACATACCAAAGTCTCATGTATTATATAAAGCAGGAAACTATAAAACTTTTGAACACGCAGCCTTTGATTCTTTATCTAGGTATACGACCTCCTCAGAAGGAGAGGTTTATGTTATTACAAATAGAGCATGGAAAGGTTGGATAAAAGTTGGGATGGCTATTGATGCAGAAGATAGATGTAAAAGCTACCAGACTTCCTCTCCTTTAAGAGATTACGAACTTAAATATTCACAAAGTTTTGAGGATAGAAGAACGGCTGAAACAACTGCACACATGTTATGTGAAACTATTTCTAAAGAACGTCAAGGAGAGTGGTTTAAAATGCCAGTTAAAAAAGCTGTTGAATTAATTGAAAATATAATTAAAGAATAATATGAAAAAGAAATTAGAAAACATAGTACCAGACATATACAAAGCCCTTGCTCCTTTAACAAAAGGCAACGGCTTAGAACTATCAGATCAAATGGTAGAAGAGTTTGGCGAGGATATGAAAGAAGCTTTACGAGGTTGGGCAAAGAAACAACCTAAGACTAAAGATGATTTAAGAATGTCTAACATAGGCAAGCCTGCTCGTCAGTTGTGGTATAACAAACACTCTAGAATTAAAGCAAAAGATTTTCAATCTACCTTGCTTATTAAATTTTTGTACGGACATTTATTAGAAGCCCTTGTAGTATTCTTTATAAAATTGTCCGGTCATGAAATTACTGATCAACAAAAAGAAGTTACTGTTAGTGGTATCAAAGGTCACATGGATTGTAAGATAGACGGAGAGGTAGTAGATATTAAATCTACATCAGGCTTTGCGTTTAATAAATTTAAAAATGGTACACTTCCTGATCAAGATAGCTTCGGGTATATGGCACAACTTGCAGGATACGAAGAAGCAGAGGGTACTACTCAAGGAGGTTTCTTAGCTATCAATAAAGAAACAGGAGAGCTTTGGTTTTTCAAACCAGATGAGCTTGACAAACCTAATATTAAATCTAAAATTAAAGGGTTAAAGGCAAAGCTAAAAAAGTCTGAACCCCCTGAGTTATGTTATCAACCGATAGCAGATGGTGCTCAGGGAAACTTTAAACTTCCTAAAGAATGTACGTGGTGTCCTCATAAGATTGAGTGCCACGCAGAATCTAATAACGGGAAAGGCTTACGTATTTATAATTATGCTAGAGGTCCTGTCTTTTTTACAGACCTAGTATCAGCACCAAGAGTAGAGGAGATTACTAATGAATGGAAAGAAAAGTAAATTAATTAGAAAGCAAGCAGAAAAATTCCAAGTTCAGTGGATCAATAGTTTGTTAACAGAAGATACTGATAAGGTTACACACCAAACTTTAAATCAAGCCCTGCCTGACCAAGAGTATTATTATAAAAACTATACAATACATTTATCTTTTATGAATCATAAGTGGGTAGAAAAAAGAATAAAGAAAAACCCTAACATAACTTTAGACGAACTAATAAAAGTTAATGGCTGAGTTTACATTAGAAGAAATTAATTTAGACGATCTATTGTTTATACTAGGTGGTACAATTTTTCAAGGAAGTACCACCGATGATATAGAAATAGAATTGTTAGTAAGACTACAAGAATTATTAAAATTAAAGATTGAAGAAAGAAATAACGGAATGCCTTCGGGCACAATTTTACATTAAGGAAATATTATGGATTACAAATTTAACGAGAGTGTAATACTCAGACATGTTAAACAATATATAGATGATACTTATACACAGCACTATGCTAACTCTAAGTATCAAGCAACGGATATGATTATAGACGCAGGACACGGAGAAGGTTTTTGTCTTGGTAACATTATGAAGTATGCTATGCGGTATGGTAAGAAAGATGGTAAGTCAGAAAAAGACTTGCTTAAAATAATACACTATGCTACAATAGCCCTCTATTTAAATGATAAGGAAAATCAAAATGACTGACACAAAAGAATACTTAGGGATTGAAATAGATTATAGTAAAGATTCTAAACTTAATAAATTTAGTGTTGATACTTTAAAAGATAGATACTTTTGGTCTGATGAACAAAGCCCACAAGAAGCTTTTGCTAGAGCATCTATATTTTCAGCAACCTATAAGGGTCACATTGATTTTAATTTAGCACAGAGGTTATACAATTATGCATCCGATCATTGGTTTATGTTTAGCACTCCTATATTATCTAACGGGGGAACAACTCGTGGGCTTCCTATTAGTTGCTTTCTCAATTATGTACCTGATTCGAGGCATGGTCTTTCTGATCACTATGATGAAAACATATGGCTCGCAAGTTCAGGTGGAGGTATCGGTGGATATTGGGGAGATGTTAGGAGTGATGGGATTTCAACTGGTAACGGTTCTCGTTCTACTGGTTCAATCCCCTTTATGCATGTCGTAGACGCAGAGATGCTTGCCTTTAATCAAGGTACTACAAGACGAGGAAGCTACGCAGCCTATTCAAACATCTCGCATCCAGAGATAGAAGAGTTTATTAACATGCGTAAGTCTTCAGGTGGAGACATCAACCGTAAGAATTTAAACTTACATAACGCAGTTAATATAACCAATGAATTTTTAGAATGTGTTAAGGAAGATAAGCCTTGGAGATTAATTGATCCTAAAACTAAGGAGCCTACAAAAATTATTAGTGCTAGAGAATTATGGATGAGGCTATTAGAAACTCGTGCAGAAACAGGTGAACCTTATTTAATTAATATAGATAACTGTAATGCTGCACTACCCAAAGAACAGAAAGATTTAGGTTTAGAAATTAAACAGAGTAATCTTTGTTCAGAAATAACTCTACCCACCAATGAAGAACGCACTGCTGTGTGTTGTTTGTCAAGTGTTAATTTAGAATACTTTGATAAGTGGAAAAAGAATGACCAGTTTATTGAAGATTTAATTACAATGCTTGACAATGTATTAGAAAATTTTATTGAAGACATTGTAGATACAGATAACTTAGGTGGATACACCGCAAACTTTAAGAGGTTTAAAACATATGTTAAAGAAGACAAGAAAGGAATGGTTAAAGCTGCCTACTCAGCTTATAGAGAAAGGTCAATCGGCTTGGGAGCAATGGGATTTCACGCCTACTTACAAAGTAAAGGATTATCTTTTAATGGGTTACAACAGACTAGTATCAACAATATCATCTTTAGCAGAATTAAATCCAAAGCTGTTGAAGCTACTACAAAACTTTCTGAAAGTCGTGGTGAAGCTCCTGATGTACACGGCAGCAATAGGCGTAACTCTCATCTCTTGGCTGTTGCTCCTAATGCCAGTAGCTCTATTATATGTGGTGGTGCTTCCCCTAGTATTGAACCATATCGTGCTAATATATATACGCACAAAACTCTCTCCGGTAATTACAAAGTTAAGAATAAATTTTTAGAAAAACTTTTAAGAAAGAAAGGATTAACCGCAGAAGAAAAAGAAAATACTTGGAAAACTATTTCTAATGAAAGAGGATCAATTCAAAATATTAATTTATTTAATAAAGATGAAAAA